ATTTAATGGTACTATGTGTTGTGATAGGTGGCATATAGCACACAATATGGATAATGCTGTTGGTATGTCAAGAAGTGCAGGATTTGGCACAGATACTGGTCATCATTATGCTCTACACATTGACTGTAATGGTGCTGAAACTCCTGGCACTTCAGAGTATCACTTTTTAGAGCAAGTGTTCAAAAGTAGAGATGATATTGAACCACTCAGATATGGTTATGCAAATGCAAAAGAGTCTATCTACAGTTTTTGGTGTCGTTCAAATAAAACAGGAACATTTACGGTAGAGTTTCGTAATGTTGATGCTGGAGAACCATCTGGAAGAAATTTTGTCAAAGAGGTAACAATCAACTCTGCTGATACATGGGAGTTTAAGCACTTCATTGTTCCACCAGATACTAGTGCTGCATCTGCATATGGTGATGATTCTAATAATGGCACCATAGATTTCCAGGTTCGCTTCTGGTTAGATGCAGGAAGTGGTTATAGTGGATCAACTCCACCAGCAACATGGGCAGCAAATAATAATGATAACAGAGGAGGAACAACACCATTTGGTTTGATGAGTAGTGCATCAAACTGGTTTGAAGTAACTGGTGTTCAATGGGAGGTTGCACATCCTGGTCAGAAGTATCCATCGGAGTTTGAATATATGAGATTTGAAGAAGATCTGAGGGTATGTCAGCGTTATATTCAAACTTCATACGATTACAGTCCACACAGTGAGAAAATTCCTGGTCAAGTTACCTCTCTTGGTGCTACTTACAACAGAATCAATCAATCGGTTGCTGTTCGTGCGACAAGTGTAAGATTCACTGTGCCAATGGCAGATGTTCCAACAATGACATCATATTCTCTCGACGGAAAGAAAAATAGTGTGTCTGATTGTCAAACTAATTATGACCACAGTTCAGAAGTTGATCTTGATGGGTTTCAAAAAGTAGGAAGTCAAGGTTATGGTGGGATTTCAATCGGTGCATTGAAAGATGATGTTATAGGGTGGCATTGGGTTGCTTTTGTTGACTAACCCATGTGACACCCCATAAAGTGTACCAGACCCCCCTTGCTGACGCTTGTGGGGGTCTTATAGTGTGTTCATGAGCGACACCACCTAGACCACATGAAACTCCTATTTGTTATTTCTGGTGTCTGGTTTCTTCACTGGCTATGTCTTATTCCCTCTCGATTACAGACCATTCTGGTTACAAACGAATCACAAGATCTGTTGTGGAATGGTTTGTCACTGAGCACAAACTTAATCGGTACAAGTTTGACCTAGATATTGTAGTTCGTGGTCTTCTGAGAGAAGGACTTCACGGTGCTTGTAGTGTCACGGACAGCACATATCGTCCGCGTGAGTTTCTCATTGAACTGCACTCTGGTCTCGAAAGAGAAGACTACATCAGCACATTGATGCACGAACTGTTACATCTCAAGCAATGGTTGGTCAGTGATCGTAAAGAACGTCGTGGCAAAAACTACTGGCACGGTAAACTTATCGACCCTGATACTGCCTATGAAGATGAACCATGGGAGCAGGAAGCATTCAGTAACGAAGTACAACTGCGTCAACAATTCTTAACACAGTATTGACAAACATTCAAATCATGACTAAACTACCTTTGTTGAGGTTCAAGGAAAACTATGGGATTATATGACACTATTAAGTGCTCCTACGACCTTGGACCTGGGTTCTACAATAGGGAGTTACAAACCAAAGATCTTAACTGTTATTGTTCCCAGTATTGGATCTCACCAGCAGGACAACTGTATGAGATTGATTATGCTGGGACACAAGATTGGTCAGAGAATACTGAATCAACCTTTCCGCTGTTAAAGCACACTCCCAATGGCAATCATGGTAGAGTCAGAGCCGTGAATCTTTTTGACACAATCACTGTTTACCCATCAAAATGGGATTGTAAGTATGCTCCTTATCCTATGTTGCGTGTTCACTTTGATGGTGGTATAATTAAATCTGTGCGTAACCTTCGACAATCTACAGCATAACATGTACGAAGAACAAGACTGCTACGATAAAGCGATCCAATTATTTGGAACTCGTGTTAGTATGATCTGTGCCATGGAAATGGCAAAGAAACTTGATGCTGAAACTGCATATGCTAACATCAAGTATGAGTTGAAAGAACTCAAAAAAGTCCGCAAACTTTACAACAAGAACAAAAACTGTGATGAAGAATGTCAATGAAGCGTACAAGGAAGTTTATGGTGACTACCCCAAATGTGGGTGCCGAAACTTTGCACGATTCAAGGAAGACTATCAGCGACAGAATCAACTGATCTTTTCTGCTGTTAGGAGTTACCAAAAGCAACACATTCATGATATGGAAACATACAAGAAATGTCACAAGATTCTCGATGAACTGTATCCTGCTGCGTATTCTTGAAGTATCTTCCAAACTTCTATATTCTTGACCCTGAGCAACAACCTCAGGGTTTCTATTCCAACTGTGGAAACTATGCTGCTGTGCCGATTGCATGTAGCAAACAATTCATGGTGTTAGGACCAAACAAGGATGGTATGTGTGTCCAGTTGAAGAAGTGTCGCACCAAGGAGTCAGCACGCAAATTTATTGCTAAGATGACAAGGAAGTGACATTGCTGTTATGATTGTCGAAGTTGAACCCATCTCACGCAAGGCAAAAAACCGCTTTGCTAATGAAATGGATGAGATTTCTGTCTGTGTTGTAGAACATACACAGGAATCTTTCGGACAGAATAGAATGTTCCTACGTTCATTCAATGGTAAATACTTTTTCTGGATTACCGAACAAAGTGACAGCAACTGGAAGGTTTTGTCACATACATAAGTTACACTTTTCAACATCAATTTGACCTCCCAATGACATACACTGATGACCAATTTGCCAAACTGAGCGGTGCTTATGCTGTGAAAGTTCTGGAAAGCATGGATGAACAAGAACTGTATAAGTTCGCGTATGATATGATGCTGGACAGTTTTGTTGGCGATTCTGCTGATGATCTCCGTAAAGAGATTGCACACATTTATGACAACGATACGTTGAAAGAGTTGTGTGAAATTTGTCAGATCCCATTCATCCCAGTTGATGAGAAAGAACTGGAAGAAATGGAGGACAAAGCAGAAGCTTCGATGGGCGAAGAAGGCGAGGATGTTGATGCTGCTGACGTAGATGTTGACGTTGAAAGTGAAGCAGTCTCTGAACAATACACTGAGGAAGAAGTCAATGAGTGAAGATCCTAAGTACAATGATCCTACTTACGAGGAAGGATTTGATGAGTTTGATGACTTCCGCGAGAGCGAAGTTGTAAGTGTTGATTCTATTCCCCTGAAAGATGATGAACTCATTTCTCTATCTGAAGAGGAGCAAAATGAGATCTATCAGCAACAAGAAGAGGCAAATGATGCTGAGACTTGGAGTGAAGAATCTCCCTATTCTTTGCCTGACTTTCTTAAGAAAGATCCAATCAGGGCAAAGTTATACGAACGTCTGAAGATTCAACTGCATAACTATCCAGTTCTTTTGGATGAGTTTGTATCAAAGTTTGTTGAATCTTACGTCAATGCACAATCAGTTGAGCAAAATATGGAGGAGTTGAAGCAAATTAAGGACGATGATTTCCACGAAGACTTCTTTGAAGACGAGGATCTGTTCTTATACTATGCTGAGGAAATCTCCCCGCAGTTGTTACCATCGTTCGTGAAATCTATCGATGATGGTGAATACTCAGATATTATGGACTCAAACTGATACAGTGTGACAGTTGAATAACCTGCACAGCATCCTTGACAGGGGTGCTGTTTTCGTTTATATTACATTCATCGATTCAAATCACGCGCTTGACTATCACTCTCCGTCGTCACCAGCAACACATCACTGAGCGCATGGTTCGTTACAACAAAGGTCAGGTAATTGTCCCCACTGGTGGTGGCAAAACCATGTGCATGATTCAAGATACCATCACCACACTTGATTCTGTCAACAACGGCACCACTACAGTTGTTGTTGCTCCCCGTATCCTCCTTGCTGAACAACTTTGCAGCGAGTTTATGGAGATGATTGATGCTAGTCACACTCACATCATGCACGTTCATAGTGGTGAAACTCATCACTTCAGCACTACAAAAGCAGACAAGATCCACATGTTTGCTAATTGTGCTCGTACTGCTGGTGAGAACGTTATCATCTTCACCACCTACAATTCGCTTGAGCGTGTGATGCAGGCAGATATTGAGGTCAACACGATCTATTTTGACGAGGCACATAACAGCGTCAAGCGTAACTTTTTCCCTGCGACTGAGCACTTCAGCTACAATGCAGATCGTTGCTACTTCTTTACTGCAACTCGCAAAACTTCGGTCACTATCAACAAACCAGGCATGAATGATGAGCGTGTCTATGGTCAAATTATTGCACGAGTTTCTGCCCCTGAGTTGGTTCAAGGTGGATACATCATTCCCCCTCGTATTCAAGCAAAGAAGTTTGATATGCACAAGAATGCACGGATGATTTCGTGCGAGACTGATGCTGAGAATGTGATTGACACAATCGAAGAGACTGACACCAAGAAGATTCTTGTTTGTGTGAAGACTAGCAAGCAACTTATGAACTTGATGGCAGCAACTGATTTTGCCACTCAACTCATCAAGCGTGGTTATTCTTACCTTTATATCACATCCAAGACTGGTGCAGTTGTTGATGGTAAGAAAGTCAATCGTGAAGAGTTCTTCAACACTTTGAACTCCTGGGGCAAAGATCCTGAGAAAAAGTTTGTTGTTCTTCACCGCTCTATTTTGTCTGAAGGTATCAACGTCAGTGAATTGGAAACTGTCATCTTCATGCGTAACATGGATGTCATTGAGATGACTCAGACTATCGGTCGTGTGTTGCGTCTTGGTGCAGAATCTAAGACCTATGGGCTCTGTGTTGTGCCCGTATATTCAAACGTTGGTGTTGCTACTGCGCGAGCATTGCAGACGGTTGTTGATACTGTCTTTGAAAAAGGTGAGATGCTTGATAGTGTTGTTCGCCGCTGATGTGACAGTCAGCGAACTGCACACTATCGCTTGATTTCTGCCCCATCCTGTGCCATTATACTAGTATGAAAAACACACACATCGAACACCCCGAAGATCTCATCCTTGACGGCAAGGATGCTGCTCTAAATGTCATCAACTTTCTAGAGTTTATCTACGAGGGTGATGCTGGCAACATGGCATCTGTGAAGTACGATGGTGCTCCCGCCGTTGTATTTGGTACGAATCCTGAGAACGGTAAGTTTTTTGTTGGCACTAAAAGTGTATTCAACAAGAAAACTCCTAAGATCAACTATACCGTGGATGACATTCGTGCCAACCACGAATCAGAGAATCTTCGCAAT